TGTTGTACTCACTTCTTACACCAAATACATTAACTGTTCTAGTCCGCACATCATAGTAACCATCTTCTAGGGAAGATACCTTAAATAAATTGCCTGAAGACTTGCCTACAAAGACCCAATCTGCATCACTAGACTTCTTGTACTCCACCTCATAAGCATCTATGTAGGGTGAACCAGAGTTAGTTATGTTTATGTTTAAGACACCCACAACCTGCTCGTTAGCAAGCTCAAGGCTGGCACTCAGGCTTAGACCCGATGGAGTAACGTCAAAAGCATCAGGTAGGTTTGCGTTATCTCTTTCATAGACAATACCATCGCTTACTTCATCAAAGACAGATTCGGCAGTTTCCTTTAGGGTCATATCTACACGAAGGTCTAATCCTTCAGACAGGCCAAAGTTCCAAGCTACAACCAAGAACTCCTTATTGTCCCAGCCAAACCTAGTGTTGGTTAACCTGATGTTATCTCCAACCTGAAGGCTTAAAGCACGTAGGCCAAAGGAAGCACTAACAACAAGTTGCTGTCTATTACCCTCTAAAGCAACCCTAGCCAACCTTCTAGCTTCAACAGAGCTGTCTGTGAAAGGTAAGTCTACGTCAGCTACAGACTCTTGTCCATTATCAGCGGTAAGAAAGTCAGGGTTGGTTACTTGTGGGTAGTCTGTAACTTGCCAAGAGGTTTCTTTCCCCCTGAATGTACCCTTGATAGCGTTAAAGTTATCCCTACGGGAGTGTCTAGTAGAAACAGATATGGAGGAGCGCAAGTCATCCTCATCTAAATCTAGAACTGGTGCAGTCCAGTAGGCGGGTTTCATGCGCCACTTGCCCTGAGAGTACCAAAGCGTCCCACCCATAGATGTTAAAAGGTCTTCTAGGGTGTCATATGGTGTAGCAGAGGTATTAAAAACCCCGTTGCAAGTGTATCGTGTAACACCCGAAGCTACCTGATTACAGACGTTTTTAGCCGCTATAACCAGTTCATCGTCAATGTTACTTGCGAACTCACCTAAGCCATAGCTTGTTGTGGTCAAGTAGTCTCTTAAGCAAAGGGCAGGGTTGTCTGACCAAGCGGTAGAGCCTGTCTCTGGATCGTATACCTTCTTCCCCCTGACTAAAGCTGTCACAGCAGGAACGCCACTAGGGAACACATCTGGGTCATAAGTGAAACGAACGTATATGTAAGCTACACCCCGAAGCCTGTGACTACTTGTCCACTTAGAAGAGGCAGCTACCAAAGAGTTTTGCGCTGCTTGGTTAGGACTTCCGTTCTTAGTTAGGATTCTAATCTTGCTTTTGTATTTTGCAGGGGAGGTGACAGTGCCATTACCTGCTACAGTGACCTCTTCCTCATCAATATAGAACTTAACAAAAGAGTCTACTTCATGCCCAGCAACCGCGATAACACGGTGAAGGTATTGGTTGCTTTTACCTGTAGCTTCATCATAAACAATAACACCACCAACACGAGATTGACCGTAGATAATTTGGTGGTCAGCGGCAGAAGCGTAAGAGTTTACCGTATAACCAGAGGAACTAAGTGCGGCACTTGAACCACTTGACGGACCTGCGCTAAAATTAGGTGTTTTTGGTTTGGGCGATAAAGCCTTAAGTGCCGACCCAAGAACGACGTTAGTGCCAACGCCTACAGCAACTAGTGCAGTTGTACTCAGAGCAGCAGCAGCAGTAGGGCCAAGGAAAAAAGTAGCTACAGCTAAACCAGTAGAACTAAAGAATACCATGCTATAACACCTTCTCGTACTTAGTTTCTACCTCACTATAGCCAACCCTGTTGAGAAAGTTGCCGATAGGGTTCTTACTTGAGGAGGAAGCCAATACCCTGTAGACCCCATCCTCTTTCATACAACCCTCGACAAAATCAAACATGCGTCTAGCTAAAGTGGACTTTCTGTAGTCTTTGTGGACATACACGGCGTCATATACACCGATAAGACTGCCCTTTGTAGTTAGTGGGCTTACGATAAGAACTACGAAATACCCAATCAACTTTCCCTCTTTTCTAGCCGTAAAGAACTTTAGTGTTCCTGCTCGCTCTAGTGCAAAGTAGGCATCCCAGTCTATAACTAAAGTTTCTGTAGGGTGTCCAGATTCTTCCCACTCAAGGGCAGCTAATGGCGTTACTTCATCCTCAACTAAACTCAAGAACTCTTGTTGGTAAGTAGTCTGCATTAACGCTTGCCCCAAATAACAGGTTTTTGCTGTAGGCTTTCTACGAAATCAAAACCCCTATCCCCTGAGTAGACAGACTTCTGATATGCGGAGGTAAAGCGAGCCACTCTAGCCCTCTCAAGGTCAATCAGCCTATTCTCTACCTTAAGCTCAATATCACAAGTGTCTGGTGCGTCTGTAATATTCATCTGATCCATATAACCAGAGAAGATTTGGTTGAAGGTTGTGTCAGGCTCAATGCCAAAGTATATGTTGCACACACGACCCTGATAAGGTTCAGTGAGGGACAGAGAGAGGGCTTCTGAGGATACCCCACTCAAAGTGAGGGTTGCACCCTTAACAGACATTTCAGCGGTCTCTTCAATGGAAGAGATGTTTAAGATTGAACCCACACCGACATAATTTACACCGCCAATAAACTTTTCACCTAAACCTGTCCACATGCGAATGGGAGTATCATCGAAAAGAAGCTCAACGGCAAAGAAAGGCTCAACAACAACATTATCAAGTGCATCATAGGTGGTTGCAGTTAAATCTCTTGACATTTTAGGTGTCCCTTACTTATGCGCACTTTTACTCAGGTTATTGCCTCTATAGCTTCAAAAGAGATGCCATAAGAAGATGCGTTGTTGATTGACCATGATGTTATGCTCTCACTTAAGCGAAAAACACCTTTTGCACTATTGAAAACGACTGTAGCGTCCGTATAGTCGGACCTTAAGGCGGGCCATATCTCTAAGCTGCCATCACCATCTTGATCCAGAAGTACCTGATGCAACCTAGCTGTTGCCCCTGCGCCCAACTGGATGTAGTCTCCAGCCTTGAGGGTTCCAGTCATGACAACAGTAACAGTCTCATCACCTAGATCACCAGAGAGGGTGCAAGAACTTACGGTCCCTTGTGGTGTAGCATAGTCTGGGTCGCCCAGTAGGAACGTACCCACTTGACCTCTGAGGCCCACCAGCATAGCCTTCCACTCAGCAGCTTTGTCACGACGAACAGAGGGGATAGTTACTGATGCTTCCCACTTCTGCCCAACATGAGAAATAACCTGTTGTTTATAGGTAAAAGGAGACTGAGAGACTGCTACAGCATTAACGGCACGTAACTCAATACTCTCAATCCCAATAGTTGTTGGTGTACTTAATGGGTAGCTTAGTGCCATAGTGTCTTCCTCTTACCAAAGATGCTTACCATCATCCGAAGGCTGCTTTCATAGAGCCACCACGTCTGCGACTATCCATGATTTGTTTCTGTGTCATGTTAGCGATCTGTGGTGCAGCCTGTGCAATAAGTTTCTTAACGCTATCATCACCGTTAGCTTGGAAGTTGAAGTTCTGTACGATATTTACGCCACCGTCAGAACCACCCTCCATTTGAACGCCTAGCTTACCGTTAGCACCACGCTTTAGTGGCATGATAGCCTCAGGTCCAGCTTCACCCATGAGGCCAGTCTTACCGCCAGCCATAGGGAAGAACGTAGGTCCACCAACGACACCACCATCAGCATAGGCTTGTATCTGAGAGCCACCTGAGAATGCACCACCATCAGCAAAGCCAAAGAATCCCTTTACGCTCTTTACCATTTGCTCGACGACAAGTATCCTGAATAGGTCTTTTATGATAGCTCTCGCCATGTCTTTAAAGGCTTCTTTAGCAGTCTTAGTTCCATCTACAATCGACATGAAGGCATCACCAAAGTTGTTGGCGATAGAAGTGGCAATGTCTTCTTGTATTTGCACAGCTTCCTCAAGGACACGGTTTTGCTCCTTATACGCAGCAATAGCGTCTGCCGCACCTTTAAGCTCCGTGTCTGTAAGTTTTATGTCAGCCTTCTCGTTTTGCTTAAGCAGGTCGAAGTAAGTCCTTTGTGCCACCTCTTGTTCGCCACTGAGGCCAATGAGGACACGTTCTTGTTCCGCTTGCTTCTTACGGGCTTCGATGATTTCGTTGATGTTAACTACGGTTTTACTACCACCGCCACCACCGCCACCGCCAGTGCTTATGCCGCCCATACCCTTCGGTGGCGCGTAAGCCCCAGAGTTATCCTTCATCCTCTGAGAAATTTTAGCTAGGGTAGCTGCACCTTCGTCATAGTTAGGATCACGCGGGTCCAAAATTACACCCTTACTATAATCCAAGAGAAACACCAAGTTTTGCTGTCAGATCAGCCGCCGCTAAGGCAGCAGAGTCTATACCAGAGGTCATATCAACCCCAGCCAACCTCAGTGCCTCAAAAGCAGCTTCACCCAACTCATCCTTGAGGGCAGCAGACTCCTCAAACACTTTAATCATTTCAGCCTGTGCCTTTGCTGCCTCAACAGCTACAGCGGACATAGGTTTGTATGGTGTTGAAGCGGAAATCTTTACGGTCAACTCTAGTAGTTTTTCAGCAGCAGCGGCTTTCTCAGCGTCAATACGACTTTGCCGATAATCAGCAAGGTCTTTTTGTCGTACAGATACAAGTTCTTTAGCTGACTCAAGCTCTGCCTCAGCTAGAAGAACCGAAGTCCCTGCGCGGTCCCCTCTTTGTTTTTGAGCCTTTTCTAACGCCCTTTCAGCCTCTAATACCCCCTCAGTAGCCTCCTTAACCCCCCTATACAGAGCTAGTTCACCTGAGTCTTCTAGGCCAAGGTTCATTCTCTCTATCTCGTCCTTGAAGCCAATAGTCGCTTCTTTGGCGGATTTTATCTGCTCCTCTAGAGTTTTAATACCCTCTTCAGCTTCCTTGGCGGCATCGCGGGTTCTCATAAAGGC